GAGTTTGCATTCGTAGAACCTAATATAGCTAAAGAATTCTGGACATCATTATCACCAACATTATCTACAGGTGGTAAATGTATTATTACTAGCACACCTAATACAGATGAAGACCAGTTTGCTGATATTTGGTTTGGAGCCAATAAACAGGTTGATGCAAGTGGTAACGACACTGAATTAGGTATAAACGGATTTAAACCGTTTATAACAATATGGGATGCGCACCCTGATAGGGATCAGGCATGGGCCGATTCAGAAATGGCAGCATTAGGTGAAGATAGGTTCTTACGAGAGCATGCTTGCTGTGCGCAAGAAACAGTTATAACATTACAGACTCCTACAGGTGAAATAGTCGAAATGACTATGGAGAAATTTTTTAATAAATGTAAATTTCAAAAAATTAAGAATCTTATGGGGTAATATATAAATAGTTCGATAATTATTACGGGAATATTATGTCTGACACACAGACATCAATTTACATATTATCTAAAATAGATAATAAATCCTGTTGTAAAACAAACGGACAATTTACAAAACATTTACGCAAGAATAATATTTCGTATACGCGGCTATGAAAATTTAGCATTAGATAAATTATTCAGTGATGGGTACTTTGAAAATGAGTTAATTATACACGACAAGTCCAGTGAATATAAATTACCTATTTTTGATTATGTAACTATTGAACGACAACGTATGAAATATTATCCTGATATTTTTATTCCTATGGAAAATAAAATAATAGGAGTAAAAGCCAACGGTGGTGGAACGGTAACAAGTTGGATAAATATTCGGGAAGACTAGAAAATAACAAAAGAAAAGCACAGGCAGTTATAAAAGAAAGCTATAACTACGAAGTGTGGATATTTGGAAAAGACTTAGAGATAATAAAATATGACGCAAGAATTCTTTGAAAATATAGATGGTTATAAAGTTTTAACACCTGACGGATTTAAACCATTCACTGGAATTTCTTTAATGAAGTATGATAAGATATGGAGGCTGACTTTAGAAAACGGCCAGTGGCTAGAATGTTCTCATAATCACAAAATATTTATAAATGGTGAAACATATAAAGAATTAAAAGATATTACACTCAGCGATGAAATATTTACGTTAAGTGGTTTTAAAAAAATATTGTCAATTGAAGATACCGGAAATATAGAACCACTTTATGATTTAATAGAAGTGGGAGATGGCCACAGATATTATACAAATGGTATATTATCATCCAATTGCCAATTCATTACATTTGAAGAAACGTTAATTAATCCTATTAAATTATCACAACTTGATGCTATTCATCCTATCCGTAAAACAGGGCAAACTCGCTGGTTTACAGAAATAGAGCCGTCTGCAACATATGTAGTATCTTTAGATCCGTCGATGGGCACAGGCGGTGATAATTCTGCAATACAAGTTATAGAATTGCCGTCTTTAAGACAAGTTGCTGAATGGTGTAATAATAAAACTCCAATTGAAGAACAAGTAAGAACACTTAAGAGAATATTGCATGAATTACAAGATTCTGGGAATCCAGAAATATATTGGTCAGTAGAAAGCAATACATTAGGTGAGGCAGCCTTAGTTGTAATTCGTGATACAGGTGAAGAAAATTTTCCTGGCACAATGCTACACGATCCGAAGAATAGATTACAAGGCAGATCTGGCAGAAGAGCAGGATTTGTAACAACAAATAAGTCAAAATTAGAAGCATGTGCAAAACTTAAATTCTTAATCGAATCCGGCAAAATGAAAATAAACTCAAAAGGGTTATTATCAGAATTAAAAGTATTTGTATCCCGCGGTAACACATTCGAGGCACGTGTGGGACAAACAGACGATCTTATTATGGCAATGGTATTAGCTATTAGGATGACTGATTATATTTCTACATGGGACGATAAATCTCAAGCAGCTATTAATAGTAATGTTAGCGACGATGATTCTAATTTCTCGTCTCCAATGCCGATATGTATATAATGATAAATATACAAAACATAGGAATATAACATGCTCGAAATGGACGATTTAGCCGGAAAAATCTTTGCTGTATTAAAAGGAAATGGCTTAAAGGTTAAAATTTATAACATTAATGGTGCCGAAACTACTAACCCAGCCTCGGGAAGAAGGTTTTTTGTAAACGACCCTAACATTATGGTTACTATAAACGAACCTTCGGATACTGACTCTACAGGTAATATTGAATTTAGTAAAGGTAAAAATACCGACCAGACTGTAGAAAAAGTACAAAAAAATGTTCGTAGAATTGCTAACGAATTTATGTTAAATTCAAAAATTAAAGTCTTTGGCAAAACAATACAACCAAGAGATTATGCATATCAAGCAAAAATGAATAAGGATACAACAATGATGGAAAATAGTATAAAGCCTGTAAATCACCATTTATTAAGTAAAGTCTTACAACAAATTAAACGTTTAGGTAATGCACATGCAAAAACAATTGCAGCTAGCCTTGATGTACCACTTGACTTAAGTGAAGTCCAGCCAGTTTTAAACAGACTAGTAAAGACAGGTAAAATTAATGCTACACCAAACGGGTCAGGCGAATTAGAGTATTCTATATCAGTCGAAGAAGCTGTAATGGAAAATAATATAAAGATTGATTCTATTAAGGAAAGTTTTAGTAAAATGTTTGGTTCTATGAAAACTTCGCAACAAACATTAGAAAATGTGCGTATTTTAGTAAAGCATAGAACACCTGTAGATGAAAACATACGTGGTTCTCGTTCTCGCCATATTAGTGCAATATTCTTAGAGTGTAACGGCGAGCGTATGAGATTTCAACATAATTATTTACCAGGTGCAAGAGCAATGGCGCAACATATGGCGCACGGTGGTGTAATGTCAGATAAAGTAGGTACATATATTTCGGAAAGTACAGGTCAATTATTAAAATTACAATCGTTTAATAGATACGTAACTACTAATAAACTTATTAATGAAGATAGTTCTAGTATTGTAGAAACAATTAAAGAAACTATAGAAACATTACGTACAGAATTAAAAAAATTAACTGGCGTAAAAACATACGAAACGATCAAGGCACGCTTAGAGACATTTGAACGAGAGCAGTTAGCTGAAGATGATACAAGTCAATTAAAGGATTTATTTACCATTCGAAGATTTGACGAAAAGTTTGAAGAGGTATTACCTATAGTAAAACAATTAGTACAAGAGAAAGATACATTCTATAAGCGTATTGAAGAAGCAGCCGCAAATATTGTTACTTTACGTAAAGAGTTAATAAATACTACACCTATATTTGAATTCGCTAGTGAAAATGCTAGATTAGGTTTTAAATTAAGTGAATTTGCATTACGTATTGTGGAGAACGAAGAGTTATCAACATTTGTTAATAAAGTCGGTTCTAAGCTTTGTAAAGAAAGTAAAGTTAATGAATTTGAGCGTGCAATAGTTAAACAAGTACTAGAAAATGCTAAAATCGAAAATACAACACAGAATATTAAAAAAGAGATAAAAGAATCGGTAAGTTTAGAAGCATACTTTGATAGATTTGATTATACTTTTTTAAAGAAGTAATAAGATTTAATTCAAGGTTTTCGTAACTGAATACTACGAAAACCTTGACATTAGTAGAAAAATTTCGTAAACTAGCTACATACGAAAGTTACATGAAGTAAGATGCGAAAAGGCGTAACGTGGCCTTAGTAGATCGTAGCTCAAATAATCGCGTTTATAATATAAAGGAAAATAAAAATCATGGCAAGTACATTAGATGAAATCCGCAAGAAATTAGCTTTATTAGATACAAAAAAATCCTCAACAAATTCATACTCCGACAAAACAACTTATGCTCATTGGAATATTCCGGAAGGAACATCCTCGATCACAAGATTTTTACCAGATGCAAATGAAGACAACACATTCTTCTGGGCCGAAAGACAATTAATTAAATTACCGTTCCCTGGTATTAAAGGACAAGACGAACATAAATCTGTTATTGTGCAGGTACCTTGTATAGAAATGTGGGATGGTAAGATGACATGCCCTGTTCTTAACGAAGTACGCCCGTGGTGGAAAGACAAGTCGATGGAAGAAACTGCACGTAAATACTGGTGTAAGCGCACATATTACATGCAAGGATTTGTGAAACAAGATCCTATGAATGAATCAGACCCACCAGAAAATCCAATTCGTAAGTTTATTATGGGTCCTCAGATTTTTGCAATTATTAAAGCAGCATTAATGGATCCAGACATGACATACAGCCCTGTTGATTTTATTAACGGTACTGATTTTATTATTTCTAAAACAAGTAAAGGCGGCTTTTCTGATTATGGCACATCTAAATGGGCACGCAAAGAATCGAGCTTAAATGAAGAGATGCAAGATGCAATTGCTCAATATGGTTTAGTAGATCTTTCTACTTATTTGCCAAAACGTCCTACACCAGAACAATTAGGTATTATTTTCGAAATGTTCCAAGCATCATTAGAAGGTGAGCTGTATGACCCTGCAAAATGGAGCCAACATTATAAACCATACGGGTTTGATTCAAATAATTCTGATGATGCAGACGGTGGCGAAGGCAAACGTTCAGCTAGGCAAACATTTACTCCACAAACATCTGTTATCCAACAAACACCTGTAGTACAAGTACCTGTTACTGATACTGTAGTTGAAGAAGATGACACACCATTTGTAACAGAGACTAAAACTGTAACAGAACCTGCTCCAACAGCAGGTAAATCTCCACAGGAAATTTTAGCAATGTTGCGCAATCGTAAACAATAACAAGTAAATTCTTGTAGCAGATATATACGTTAATCCGTATATATCTGCACCATTAAATAATTTGTAAGTTAAAATAAGGATAAAACATGGCAAGACCGATAGATATAAGCAAATTTCGTAAAGGTATTACTAAATCCATTCCGGGGATTAGTGCAGGATTTCATGATCCAGATACATGGATATCGACTGGAAATTTTGCCCTGAACTACCTCATATCGAGCGACTTTAATAAAGGTATTCCGTTAGGTAAGGTATCAATGTTTTCGGGACAATCCGGTGCAGGAAAAAGTTATATTGTTTCAGGAAATATTGTTAAAGATGCACAGCGCCAAGGAATTTATTGTATCGTAATGGATACAGAAAATGCACTTGATGAAGCATGGCTGCATGATCTAGGCGTTGATACATCAGAAGATAAATTGTTAAAATTAAATGTATCACAAATTAATGATGCAGCACAAATTATTAATGATTTTGTAAAAGAATATAAACAACAAGCCCCAGAAGATAGACAAAAGATATTATTTGTTATCGATTCTATAGGTATGATGTCTTCTGCAATTGGCGCAGCACAGTTTGAAAAAAATGAAATGAAAGGTGATTTTGGATCAAAACCAAAAGAACTAATGGCACTTGTTAGGAATTGTTTAAATATGTTTGGCGATTTGAACATTGGTTTAGTTTGTACAAATCATAGCTACAGCTCTCAGGACCAATTTTCACCTGACGATAAAATTAGTGGTGGTTCTGGACCAGTTTATGCATCTAGTATTGTTATTGCGATGAAACAGTTAAAGCTAAAAGAAGATGCAGAAGGTAATAAAGTATCAGATGTTCAAGGTATTCGCGCAGCATGTAAAGTAATGAAAACACGGTTTAATAAGCCATTCGAAGATATTGAATTACAAATTCCTTATGACCAGGGAATGAGCCCTTATTCAGGTTTTTTTGATTTAATTGAAAAGAAGAAGCTCATTACACGCGACGGTAATCGATATGTCTATGTTGATTTAAGTGGAGAAGTACATAAATATTTTAGAAAGGAGTGGTCCAGAAATGAGAACGGTATAATGGATTTAGTGATGTCTGAATTTCATGAAAAGAACACTATAATAGAAAAATCTACCGAACTTTCTAATGATACAAATGGTGAATAATATGAATAAATTGTCTACAGTTGTCAACCTGGCTGCTGATCAATTTAATGAAATGCATATTACGAATCGTATGTCAATACATGATATTGCGATCAGATTAGGGGTGAATACCCCCTTACTGATAACACACGTGCGTGATGACCTCAATCTTGATATAATCAAATATAGAAAAACATGGGCAGATACTCTTACTTTAGTAGAGGTCTCGTCATTTAATACTGAAGAATATCTAGAAAAAAATCTACAAGAAAC